GAACGCGGCGGGCTGGATGCGGCTGTGTTCTCGGTGCTGGCCCGCTGCGGCGCGTTCAGAGGTGCCGGCGTGAGCACGTCGACGAGCAGCGAGTGGTCCATCGGACCTGCCGGACAGCGCTACGCGGTGCTCGGCGAGGAGGGCGACGAGCTGGTGATGATCGTCGGGCACGGGTTCGCAGACGACGACGTCGACGCCGTGATCCGCCACGCCGGGTTCGACGACGACGGTGGCGGTGACCTCAACCGGTCCGAGACGTGGGGGCGTGAACGCCGCGACTGCCCGCGCCACCGGTGGTTGCCGCGATGGTTCCGGCACCTCCTGATCACGTGGGCACGCAACAGCAGGCGGTTGCCGCCGTTGGTGGGCCGCATCGAGGGCTGCTTCAACTGCGTACACGTTGATCACCACCGATTCTGTGGTGGCTGCGGCTGGTGCGCCGGTACGGGCGAGGTGCCGGCGTGACCACAGAGGACGACCTGGTGTTGCGCGCTGCGGCGTTGAAGGCGATCAGCGACTACACAGCGGCCCGCTACAAGGATGCCCGCGACGAGCTGGCGAAGACGATGGGCCGCGGCGACCGCAAGATCGCCCGCTCCCCGCTCGACGACACGTCGAAGCTCGGTGCCGTCTACGTGACCGACCCCAAGCCGCAGGCCCTGATCACCGACCAGCAGGCGCTAACGGACTGGATGGTGGAGCACTACCCGGACGCCACCGAAACCGGCTACGAGATCGCCGGCTCCGACGCCGAGGTCATCGCCGTCCTGTTCGAACACGCACCCGAACTGCTGCGCAGGGTGCGGCGCGTCAACGCCGACCACATGCGCGAGCTCCGCGCCGGCGCGGTCTCCCTCGGCACCCCGATCGGACCCGGTGGCGAGGTCGACATCCCCGGCATCGAGGTCCACCGCCCCGACGGGGTCGTCACCTGCCGCCCGGACGACGAGGCGATGCACGCCGTGGTCGCCCTGTTCAAGGCCGGCCGTCTGCAGCTGGACGGCACCGTGCTCCCCGCGATCGAGGATGGTGCCGCGTGACGGACTTCGACAAGCTGACCGCGCTGCGAGCCCCGTTCGCCGCCGAGCAGGTCGGGCACCTCCCGAAGGTCACCTGCGGCGACTGCTCGCAGCGGTCGTGCAGCAAGCACCAGCGGAGGAAGTGCCGCACCTGCAGCGCGTTCATCTCTACTCAGCACGTCCACATCGACTTCGTTGGCCACGCGCACGTCACCGAGCGGCTCCTCGAGGTCGATCCACTGTGGACGTGGGAGCCGGTCGCGTTCCACTCCGGCACCGGGCTGCCTGCGCTCGACGACGGCAACGGCCTGTGGATCCGGCTCACGGTCGGCGGCATGACCCGCTTCGGCTACGGACACGCCGCCGGCAAACGCGGCGGCGACGCGATGAAGGAAACCATCGGCGACGCCATCCGCAACGCCGCGATGCGGTTCGGGGTCGCGCTGGACTTGTGGAAGAAGGACACCCCCGCGCCGGTCGCCGACGAACCACGCGAACCGGACCAGCCGCAGTCCCCGGAGGACCGCGCCGCCGAGCTCCGCGGTCAGATCATGACGCTGTCCAAGCGGGCCGGCCGCGGGAAGCCGGAGGAGGCCGCCGAGGACTTCACGCTGTGGTCGCAGGGCAAGGACATCAGGCAGGCGTCGGTGGCGGTCCTCGCCGAGTACAAGGACCACCTGCAGCGGCAGGGCGGTGCCTCATGAGCGACGTCGTCCTCAACCCGGCGGACCTGGAGCGGCACATTCAGGAGATCTCCCGCCGTATCCACGATGGCGTGAAGGTCGTCACCGCCGCCGAGCGCGACGCCCGCGAGAAGCGCCGGCTCTACGACCGGGCGTTCGCACTCGCGTACCAGGCGTACGACGGGCCAGCGCACGAGAAGAAGTACGGCGCCGAGGTTGCCACCACCGAGGAGCGGGCTGCGGCGGAGATCGCTGAGGTCGCGTTCCGGCACGCCGAGCGCACCGCCCGCGCGCTGGAGAACGAGCTGCGCGCGACGCAGTCCATCGGAGCCTCGATCCGCGCCATGTACGCCGGGGAGCGGGGGTTCGGCGGATGAGCGACCTCGTGCTGGAGAGCTTCGCGGGACCGGGCGGCTGGTCCGAGGGGCTGCGCCTCGCCGGGTTCCAGGGCCGCGCGGTCGGTGTCGAGCATGACCTGGCGGCGTGCCGCACCGCGATGGCGGCCGGCCACCAACGGATTCAGGCGGACGCCGCGTCGTTCCCGCTCGCGCACATGGCCGGCAAGGTCGACGGGCTGATCCAGTCCCCGCCGTGCCAAGCCTGGTCCAACGCCGGCGACCAGCTCGGCAAGCTGGACCAGCCGCGGGTGTTCGAGCGGATCGCCGCGTTCGACGCGCGCCGCCCGGCGCCGGTGGTGCAGTGGGCCGACCCGCGGTCCCACCTGACGGCCGAGCCGATGCGGTGGGCGGTCGCGCTCCGGCCGCGGTGGATCGCGCTGGAGCAGGTGCCGCCGGTGCTGCCGCTGTGGCAGTTCATCGGCGAGCGGCTCCGCGAGCACGGGTATCGGGTGTGGTGCGGGATCTTGTCGGCGGAGCAGTACGGGGTTCCGCAGACCCGGCGCCGCGCGATCCTGCTGGCTCGCCGCGATGGGCGTCCGGTGGGCCCGCCGGTGCCGACGCACCAGGCGTACCGGGCCGGGCGCGCCCCCGTGGAGATGCCGGACCTGTTCGGTGAGCAGCTGCCGCCGCCGGTGTCGATGGCCGAGGCGCTCGGCTGGGCTGGCGCGGATCGGCCCGCGCGCACGGTCTGCGGGGACCGTTCGCCGAGGTGGGCCTACGGCCAGGGCAACAGCTACGCCACCGGCTGGACGTTGGCCGACGTGGTGATGACCAACGGCGGCGACCGGTCGATCGAGGACCCGTCGCTCACCATCACCGCCAGCCTCGACAACGGCAACATGCGCTGGACCGCAGGCCGGCCGGCCACCAAGGTGTGCGGCGACGCCCGCCTTGCCCCACCCGGCCACCGCGACCGCGAGGGCGGGGAGCGCCAGTTCGGTGAGGACACCGTGCGGGTCACCGTGCAGGAAGCCGCCGTGTTGCAGAGCTTCCGCCCGGACTACCCGTGGTACGGCACGAAGTCGGAGAAGTACTCCCAAGTGGGTAACGCCGTCCCGCCGCTGCTCGCGGCCGCTGTGCTCCGCCAGTTCGTGGACACCTCGGCCGGGGAGGTGGCGGCGTGATCGGTCTCGTTCTGGATCCCGTGACCCTACCGCTCAGGTCGGTGTCCCTGCACCCGAAGCACTGCCCGCTGTGCCGGTCGTCGCAGTCGATGTCGGTGCGGCGGCCGGGGATCTCGGTGGTCCTCACCATCGACTGTCCACAGTGCACAGATGGCGCAGGGTTGTTGCGGCTGCTCGGCATGTGGGAGCGACCCACCCCAACCACAGGAGGTGCGGCGTGACGACGTACGCGGAGTTCCTCGCGCGGAAGACGCGGAAGGCGGAGTCGGCCGGTCATCGTGTCGAGCTTGGCGAGGTGCACTCGACGCTGCATCCGTGGCAGCGGGAGATCGTGCGGTGGGCGGTCGGCGCGGGCCGGGCGGCGATCTGGGCTGACACCGGGCTCGGGAAGACGCTGATGCAACTGGAGTGGGCGCGGCTGTCCGGGAAGGTCGCGCTTGTGGTGGCGCCTCTCGCAGTGTGCCAGCAGACCGTGCGGGAAGCCGGCGAGAAGCTCGGCGCCGAGGTGCGATACGTCCGCGACGGCGCCGACGTCACCGGGCCGGGGGTATGGGTCACGAACTACGAGATGGTGGACCGGTTCGACCCGGCAGCGTTGGACGCGGTGGTGCTCGACGAGGCGTCCATCCTGAAGCAGTCCGACGGGAAAACGCGCACCAAGCTGATCCAGCACTTCGCCACGGTGCCGCGCCGGTTGGCGTGCACGGCGACGCCGGCGCCGAACGACAGCGAAGAACTTACCAACCAGGCCGAGTTCCTTGGTGTCACGACCCGGCGGGAGATGCTCGCCGCCTACTTCGTGCACGACTCCGACGGGTGGCGGCCGAAGAAGCACGCCCGCGGCCCGATGTACCGGTGGATGGCGGAGTGGGCGATCGCGCTGCGCCGCCCATCGGACCTCGGCTACCCCGACGACGGGTATGCCCTGCCGCCGTTGGAGATCGTGCCGCACCTGCTGCCGGTCGAGGTCACGGTCGACGGCCAGTTGTTCGGCGCGGACCTCGGCGGTGTCGGCGGCCGGGCGAAGGTGCGGAAGGCGACGCTGGAACCGCGGTGCGAGCACGCCGCCCGACTGGTTGCCGCCGAGCCAGCTGAGCCGTGGCTGCTGTGGTGTGGCACCAACGACGAGGCGGATCTGCTCGCGAAGCTGATCCCCGACGCGGTCAACATCCACGGCTCGCTGTCCCCGGAGGACAAGGCCGCCGGTCTGCTCGGGTTCGCCGACGGCTCGGTGCGGCACCTCATCACCAAACCGAAGATCGCGTCGTTCGGGATGAACTGGCAGCGGTGCGCCCGCATGGCGTTCGTCGGGCTGTCCGACAGCTTCGAGCAGTACTACCAGGGGATCCGCCGGTGCTGGCGTTACGGCCAGACCCGCCCGGTGCGCGCACACGTGGTGCTCACCGAGGTTGAGGCGCCGATCGCGGAGAACATCGCCCGCAAGGAGCGGGAAAGCCATCGCCATCAACGAGGCGCTCGTCGCCGAGATGCGCAGATCAAACCACATGGAGCGCGGCATGAGCGACCTGTACGTGACCGACGACGCCCACGGCAACGGCTGGCACCTGATGTTGGGCGACGCGTGCGAGAGGCTCGCCGAACTCGACGAGTCCACGGTGGACCTATCGCTGTGCTCGCCGCCGTTCGCGTCGCTGTACACCTACAGCCCGTCGCCACGCGACCTCGGCAACTCGACGTCACGGCAAGAGTTCTTCGATCACTATGCGTTCATCATCCGTGAGCAGCTGAGGGTCACGAAGCCGGGCCGGCACGCGGTGATCCACGTGCAGCAGATCACCACCACCAAGTCCGTGCACGGCGTGGTGGGGTTGACCGACTTCCGCGGCGAGGTGATCCGCGCGTTCATCGACGCCGGGTGGATCTTCCACGGCGAGGTCACGATCGACAAATGCCCGCAGGCGCAGGCCATCCGCACCAAGGCGCAAGCCCTGATGTTCGTCCAGCTGGAACGGGACAGCTCGAAGTCCCGGCCGGCGCTCGCCGACTACCTGCTGATCTTCCGCAAGCCTGGCGAGAACGCCGTGCCGGTGTCACCGGAGGTCACCCGCGACGAGTGGATCGAGTGGGCCCGTCCGGTCTGGTACGGCATCAAGGAGACCAACACCCTCAACGTGCGGGTGGCGCGCGACAACGACGATGAGCGGCACATCGCGCCGCTGCAGCTCGACCTCATCGAGCGTTCTGTCCGGCTGTGGTCCAACCGCGGCGAACTCGTGCTGTCCCCGTTCGCCGGCATCGGGTCGGAGGGCTACGTCGCGGTGCAGCACGGCCGCCGGTTCGTCGGTGTCGAGCTGAAGGCGTCGTACTGGCGGACCGCGGTCACCAACCTGAAGACGGCTGAGCACGCTGTCGACGAGCCGTCGCTGTTCGACGACACCGGCGGTGCGGCATGACCCGCTTCGTGGAGGGCGACCGCCTGGACGACGCGACGCAGCTGATCGTGGATCACTCGTGGCAGGCGGCGATGCCGAACCTGTCGGCGGACCAGCTCGCCGAGCTGTTGCCGGTGTTGTTGCCGTGGTACCGCGAGGAACTCGCCCGCCCGAAGGCGAAGCCGTCAGTACGTCGGCCGGCGCCGAAGGTGGACCGCGGGTCGCAGCAGTCCGCCCGCGCGCTTGTTGCCGCCCGCTCAGGCGGGCTGTGCGAGGTGTGCTCGATCGCCGCGGCGCGGGAGTGGCACCACCGCAAGAACCGGTCCCAGGGCGGTCGCTGGTCGGCGGCGAACGGGCTGTACGTCTGCACCCCGGACCACGCGTGGATCACCGAGCACCCGGAGCAGGCGCGCCGGAACGGCTGGGCGGTGCCGGGCTCGGCGGACCCTGCGGAGGTCCCGGTGCTACGCCGCGGCCTGCTGGTGATGTTGGACGACGAGGGCGGCGTGTCCGCTGTGGAGGAGGGTGGTGCTGCGTGATGAAGTGGCAGATCGAACCGATGCCGTCGTGGCCGTACCCGGAGACGAAGGGACGTCGGAACTCGACGTTCACCGCCGGTTGGTCGGCGACCATGGACCTGCTGGACCGCGAGTTGGATCACCTGCGTGTGGTCGGGGCGGTCGCCGTGCGGGTGGTCGGCTCGCCGGCCGACGTCCGGCGCGACGGGATGCTCCGCGCAACCGCGCGCCTGCAGCATCCCGGAGTGGCGGTGTCCTTCCAGTCCCGCCGGCACGGCGCACTCACCTACCCGTGCGACACGTTCACCGGCAGCTGGGGTGGCCTGTCCGACTGGCAGTCCAACGTCCGCGCGATCGCGCTCGGCTTGGAGGCGCTGCGGAAGGTCGAGCGGTACGGCATCGCCTCCCGCGGCGAGCAGTACGCCGGGTGGCGCGCGATCGGCACCGGCGCCGAGGACGCCTTCACTGACCGGTCGGCCGCGCTGCAGTGGCTGCAGGACCTGGTTGGCGGGCTCGGCACCCTCCAGGACCTGCCGGCGCTGCTGAAGCGGGGCGCGGCGATCGCACACCCAGACCGCAACGGCGACTCGACCCTGTGGAGCCGCTACGACGCCGCCCGCCAGAAGCTTCAGGGCGGTGCGTCATGAGCGCGGGCCAGGAGCAGATGTTGCGGGCGGTGTGCGCCGGCATGGATCGAATCCGGGAGGCGGCTGGGGTCGGTCCGGAAGTGGAGATCGACGAGCTCGTCGACGAGGTGGGTCGGCTCGCGCAGGACGCCGAGCGGCTGCACTCGTGGGCCGGGCTGATGAACGTGCTGGACGAGCACTGGCCGGCCGAGGTGTTCCGAGGCCAGAGCAGGGACAGCGACCCCGGTCCGCGGATCGTGGCGCTCGTCCGTGCTGTGGACGTGGAGAGGGCGTCTCGCCAGGCGTGGGCCGCCGAGGCGATGCGGCTGCAGCAGGTCATCGACGAGACCGTGGCGCGGCTGCGGGAGGCTCGGTGACCGCGCCGACGGCCATCCGCCAGTGCGGGAACGGCCACGACCTCACCGCGGCTAACTCCCGGCGGCGCGCCGACGGCCGCGTCGACTGCCGGGTGTGCACGGCGGACCGGCAGCGCCGCCACTCGGCGCGCCGCCGTGTGCTCGCGGGGAAACCGGCGTGTGTCCGGGTCGGGTGTAGGGAGTCGCAGCGGTTCGGGGTCCTGTGCCACTGGTGCTACTACCGCGACGGCGACGTCGATCCGGTGGCGGTGCTGTTGACGTTGATGGACGGGCGGCCGGCGGCGGCGTTGAACAACGCCGAGCGGATCGAGGTGGCGCGCGAGCACTTCGCGTCGGGCGGGTCGGCCACCCAACTACAGAAGATCTTGGACTGCAATTGGCACCGCATCCGCAAGATCGTCGCCGAGGTCAAGGCGGTGGCGGCGTGAACGCCCGCGCGAAGCAGCGCGACGAGGCGATCGCCGCCTGCCCCGTCGTCGACCAGCGGCACGCCCGCGCCGACCAAGCCGTCGCCGACGCCTGCGCGCTCGCGACCGCGGTGCGGGACGACGACCCGCGCGAGGTGTGGGGCCAGATGTGGCTGTGGCTGGACGAGGACCCGCTGCGCGTCCTGGCCGCGGTCACCGCGCTCGCGGCAATGGTGCCGGTCGACCTGCCGGTCACCGAGCTACTCGCCTGGGTCGACGGGCCGGGCATGCACCTGCGTGCGGCGCACGCGGCGTGGGTGCGGGGTGAGCGCGCCGGCTGGGTGCAGATGGGTGAGAAGGCGTACCAGGCGTGGCGGTATCAGCAGCGGAAGCAGCGCGAGCGCGCAACGAAAGGGGCAGCCTGATGGCCGTATCGAAACGGCTCCGGTTCGAGGTGCTGCGCCGCGACGGGCACACCTGCAAGTACTGCGGCCGGTCGGCGCCGGAGGTTCGGCTCACCGTTGACCACGTCATGCCGGTCACGCTCGGCGGCAGCGACGACCCGTCGAACTTGGTGACGGCGTGCTCGGAGTGCAACTCGGGGAAGTCGTCGGTGCCGGCCGACGCCGTGCGGGTGGCCGAGGTGCAGGAGGACGCACTTCGGTGGTCGTCTGCGATCCGCGCTGCGGCGCAGGAGATGCTCGCCAGTGAGGCGCGGCGGGAGGCGGTGCGCTACGAGTTCGCCGAGCACTGGTGGCGATGGAAGTCCGGCGGGGAGCCGGTGCCGCTGCCGCCGAGCTGGGGGCCGTCGGTTGACAACTTCCTCGCCGCCGGCCTTCCGATGGAGGTTCTCAAGTCCTGCGTGGACATTGCCATGGGGCGGGAGAAGGTCTCGGCGGACAACACATTCCGGTACATGTGCGGAATCGCCTGGAGCCGTGTCTCTGAACTGCAGGAGTCGGCGTCTGCCCGCCTGCGCGCTGGCACAAGCCCGGCGCGGGAGACCGTGCAGCAGGGCAACGGCGACGAGATCGTCAGTCACCTGTTCGGCGCGCTCTCATGGTGTGACCAGCCCGAGATGTGGCCTGTGCTCGTCGGCGAATTCGACATGGAGCACCAGGACGACGAGCACCCCGACGGTTCGCCGCGGTCCTTCGATCACTGGTCGGACTTCGAGAAGGTCTTCGCGATCTCGGTGTCGCAAGCAACGAGGATCGCAGAACTGGCGGCGCATCAGCACCAGCTGGCGTTGCACGGCCTGTCGCCGGAGGCGGCGCGGCGGCTGCGGGCCACAGCTGCAGACCAGTTCCGGATGGCAGGCCAGTTCGAGACCGCGCTGCCGCAGGAGATGGAGTCGTACGCGGTGCTGCTCGGCATGAAGGAGCACCCGGAAGCGAGGCCGTCCTGATGGCGCGTTCGTACGCCCGGCTCATCACGGCGATCTGGCGCAATGCGGAGTTCCGCGCGTTGGACGCGGGAGCGCAGCGTGCGTACCTGCTGCTCGTGACGCAGCCGAATATCTCGGCGGCCGGCACGCTGCCGCTCACCGTGCGCCGGTGGGCGGAGATGGCGACGGACACCAGCGTCGCGGACGTCAACCGGTCGCTCGCGGTGCTCGCCGGTGGCCGGTTCATCGGGATCGACTACGCCACCGAGGAGGTCTTGGTTCGCTCGTTCGTCCGCTGGGACGGTGGGTTTGGCAACCGGAAACGAAGGCCGGTGATCACCGCTGCCGCCGCGGAGGTGACCTCTCCGGCGCTTCGGACGATGCTCTCCGGGGAGTTCGAGCGGCTCGGTCTGCCGCGCTTGGAGCAGGACCCAGGGCCGGTCACAGAATCCACACGCGACAGTCACATTGAGACAAACAACCAGGTGGATAGCCTATCCAATAGGGCATCCGCTAGTGATCCCGATACGGAATGCCGTTCTGACAGGGTTGTGGTTACTGAAGTTGAGTACATGGGGACCGCAACCCACAACCCTCAACCCATTCCGCCTTCGGCGGCCGACAACGAGCCGGACCCGGTCGACGAGAAGAAGGCCGCGAACATCGCCGCGCAAGGACTCACCCGCGCGTACACGGATCTGGTACCGCTCTCGAACTTCCCGGCCGTCATGTCGATCGTGAAGAAGGCGCGCGGCACCGGCCGCTACGACGACGAGCAGCTGCGCGCGGCGCTGGTTCGCCTCGCCGACGACGGCCGCACGGTCACCACCGACGCGCTGCGCTACGAGCTCGAAGGCTTCCCTGCGGCGCGGCCGGCGCCGAACCGGACGGACTCGAACATCAACTCGATCCTGCGCCCTGCTGGCGCACCGACTCTCCGTGCTCTTCCTGGAGGTGCCTCATGACCGAGCTCGAGGTTCGCCAGCTGATGGCGGCGGCCATGGCCTACGACAACCGGAACCCCGGCGAGGCGAACCTCGCCGCCTGGGCGGAGGCCGCCGACCGCGGCCGCTGGACCTACGAGGCGGCGCTCGAGGCGGTGCACATGCACTACGCGACGTCGACGGAGTTCCTGATGCCGGGGCACATCACGGCGATGTTGAAGCGGGAGGTGCGGCAGCCAGCCCGGTACGAGGCGCTGCCGCCGGCGGCACCTGCATCGGAGGAGACCCGCGAGCGGGTGCTGGCCGAGATTCAGGCGTTGGCGGATCGGCTCGCCGTGCACGACGAGGACGACGTGCGCCGGCCGGCGCCGAGTTCGGAGGGCCAAGAAGCGGCTCGAGCGGCGGCGCGTGCGGAGCTGGAGCGGTTACGGCGTGAGCGGGGCAAGTCGTGACCGGCCGGACGCGGCACGAGATCGCGCAGCACGAGGCAGCGATGGACCGCTTCCTCGCCGGCTCGGTCCGGTGCCCGCGGTGTGGGGCGGCTGCGCGCACGGAGGAGCGGGACGCCGAGCCGTGCCAGAACCCGGTGACCGGGTTGGTGTTGCGGAATGGGCCGGGGCATTGGCAGCGGATCCGTCTGGCGAGGGAGGGGGCGTGACGCGGGTGCAGTGGGACGAGGCGTGGCAGCGGTTCTACCGGCAGGGCTCGCGGATGACCAACAGGCACGGACAGCGACCAGAGGAGAAGCAGAGATGAGCACGACGAGCACGACGTCCGGCGGTTTCGGCTACGTGGCGACCCGGACTCCGGTGGCTGGGCGCTGGCAGTGGGTCGGTACGGCGAACGGATGCGAGGCGCGGCACCTCACCGACGACCCGGACCTGTACCTGACGGCGGAGGCGCTGTCGTCGCCTCGGCTGCGTGGCGTCGCGCTGATCGATGAAGTCGGTCGGGTGTACGCGACCCGGTTCGAGCTGACGCACTTCGCGCCGCTGGTCGCCGAGCGCCGTGCGGCGAGGACCGGGACACGCGAACTGGCGCAGCGGGTGCTCGGCCTGGCTCACCACGAGGCGACCTACCCGCGTGCGGTGGTCTCGCCGCCGACCGCTGGGTTGCGGCGGGCGCTCGCGGCGGCGTGCCGGGAGATCGCCGAGGCGGCATCTGGCCCGGACTACGTGATCCCGGCCGACGACCTGGTTCGTCTGGCGGCTGAGTTCGAGCGGGGTGGGTCGGCGTGAGCGCGGTGGAGGTCCCGGACGGGGTGGATGTCCACACCGAACCGGACGACGGCGAGGACTCGGGGGCGTACCTCATGGCGTCGGTGATCGCCGGCGGCCAGCACCAGAGCGCGAGCGTGCTGCTGACGACCGAGGAGCCGTCGGACGAGGAGGTCGCCGAGGGCCTGTTGAAGGCGGCTGTGGCGGCCGCGCAGATGCATTCGTCGGGGGCGTGGATGGCGTTGCAGAGGAGGCTGGCATGACCGATCTGACAGAGCGAATCCGGGAGCGCCTGGAGGTTGACGAGCACACCGAGCCGGCGGCGCGGAAGGCCGTCGTGGCCGTGCTGCGGGAGCTGGCGGCCAAGCCGGACGGCTACCTGCGGTCCACTAAGGACGGCGGCATCACCTACACCCGCACGCTTCGTGGGCTGGCTGACGAGGTTGAGGCCGGGGAGGCGAAGCCGTGAGCGCGGCGGCCGTGGAGTGGCTGGAGTCGCACACTGTGCCCTACCACAGGAGACACATTATCTGCCGCCGATGGATCGAACTGGTCGAGGACCAGCATGAATACGTGTCGACCGCTGACCTGATGCGCTGGTACCCCCAAGGCGCCGAGCCGATGCCGTGGTCCTGGGGCCAACCATGAGCGCGGACATCGAACACCACGCCGAACGGCTGGCCGCCGGCCGATCCGACCCCATGACAAAGCCGATCATCCGCAAGCAGGGCGACGAGTGGACGGTGACCCGACCGGGCTACGGGTTCTCCGGCCCGTCGACGTCGACCCACGAGTCGTGGCGGGCCGCGGTCCGGTCGCTGTCCTCGCTGGGCGCGGCTGGTCCGCAGCTTGAGCGTGCTGCTGCGGCGTCGCGCTGGCGCGACGTCGGCCGTGGCCCATTTCCGATCCTGGAGGTGGAGAGCTGATGTGGTGGATGACCGTTCTCGGGTTGGGGTTCATCACTGCCGCGTGGTGGATGACCGTCCGCGCGGTGATGTTGTCGCCGACGCGACCGCGACGGGTCGTTGCGATGGACGCGCTCGGCCGGTGGGCAGTCAGTAAGGCCAAGGGCTGGGCGCCCGAGTTCACGACCGACGACGAGACACTCGCCCGCGCGGTCGCCGACGAGCTGGACAAGATCGAACCCATGCCGAAGCGGCTGCCCGAACGGGTCCTGCTCTCCGACGGGCGGAGAGTCCACGCGGTGACGGCCTGCCGGCACGGTGAGCACGACTGGACCCGCATCCGCATCTCGTCGATGGGCGGGGACGTGGCGAAGGCGTGCACTCGGTGCAGCAAGTTCGTCGACCTGAGCGAGACGGGCATCGACGATCTCGACATCGAGATGGAGTGGATCGGCCGGCCACCGAAGTCGGAGCGGCGTCGAGCGCGGTGGGTCGGCGAGCGCGGGGCCGAGCCAGTCATCTACCCCGTCCCGGACCTTGAGCGCCGGAATCTGGACATCCGAGGGGACATTGACTGATGACCACGACCAGCGAGCCGATCCCCGCGGATCCGCGCCAGCTGCGCGCCACGCTCGACAACATGCGCGCAGCGCTCGTAGACCTCGTCGAGCCGATCGTGAAGAAGCAACCACGCGACGACGGCCGCGCCACCGAGCACATTGCGCCGTCGCTGCTGGACCAGCTGCGTCGCGCCGTCGCCAACGGCTCTGGCCGGCCCGGCGGACCGCGACGCTCCGCGCCGATCCCGATCTCGGCGGACGCTTACGACCTGCTCCGCCGCATCGAGCAAGGCTCCCATTGGCTGGTCCAACACCGCGGCGGTGACCCGGTGCACGATTCGATTGAGGGCAGGCTCCGCTCGGTCGTCTCCCACCTTGGCCGCACCATCGAACTGCACCCGGCCGAGCAGACAACCGCCGACCTGCGGGCGTGGGCCCGTTCGATCTCGGTGCTGTTCGACCCGCCGAAACGCTGGCATATCGCGAAGAAGTGCCCCGCGTGCAAGAAGGACGTGGTGCAGGTGTGGGACGCCACGTTTAGCGAGTACACCCGACGGCCCGCGCTGGAGATCGAGTTCGACTACACGGGCCTGAAACCGAGGGCGAAGCGGTGCCGCTGCGTGGCGTGCAACGAGGAGTGGCCGCCGGACAAGTTCGAGTTCCTCGCCCAGGTGCTCGGGTGCGAGCCCCTACCCACATCACCAACCGAAGGGACAGCAGCATGATCAACGTGATTACGATCCTCATCGCGTTCATCTCGATCGGATTCTCGGCCTACACCGTGGCGCAGGGCGCGAAGACATGGCTCAACTTGGCGCAGACGGAGCGTCTGCTGGCACGCACCGACCGCGCCATGGCGAGGCGCGAGCGGACCGAGACCGGCCGCGCAGCAAGGTTGGCGTCGGCCGCCGAGCGAGAGCAGCGCGCGGCGAGGTACGAGCGTCGAGCGCGGCCGTTCAAGCGGAAGGCAGTTCGTAACCGCGTGTGCGTGCCGGGATCGACACGCCGTCCACCTGACCATCATGGACAGTCGGACTGATCGGGTACGCTAGCCAGTGCAACGGTGAAGTGTGCCCAGCCCCAGGCAGCCAGTAGGCGCCTGGGGCTTCGTCGTGCAGGGGGTGCGCGGTGCCCAATGTCTTCGCCTACACCAACGGCCCCGAGATGACCTGCCTCCTTGTCGCGCTGGCCAACTCCGAGCAGCAGATCGACACGTGCCTCGACATGGGTGACCAGCGCAGGTTCCGCCTGTGGTGCAAGAAACGGGACTCGCTCAAGCGCCGTGTCCAGACCGAGCTACTCAAGATCATCACAGCGAGGTGACCCACCGTGGACCTGTTCCGTGCACTGCTGCTCACCCTCGCCGTGCTCTGCCTCGTCGCCTCCCTGGCCGCGCCGAAGGCCCAGCTCCCGCTCCTCGTCGCTGCCGGCGGGTTCGCCGTCGCTGACCTCCTCTTCCGCCTCACGACCACGGAGTGACCACGATGTCCCTCGACACGCGCCTCACCCTCGACCTGGCGTCCACCCTTACCGGCACCGCAGACCTGGCGTCGGTCACGTCGGCGCTGGCCTACCCGTACCGCCTGAAGCTGCCCAACGGCACCGCCGCGGGCCAGGCGTCGAAGGTGTGGGCCGACCACCGATCCATCCCCGCGTCGAGCAACGACGACATCGACCTGGCCGGTGTGCTGACCGACGCGCTCGGCGCCGCCCTCACCTTCGCCAGGGTCAAGGCTCTCGTGGTGCGGGCAGCGGACACCAACGTCAACAACGTGGTGGTAGGTGGCGCCTCGTCCACGTTCGCCACCTGGAACACCGGCACCAACGCCGCCGTCGTGGTCAGACCCAGTGGGCTGCTGGTCCTCGCCGCACCCGACGCCACCGCGTACGCCGTGACCGCCACCTCGGCCGACCTGCTGCGCCTCACCAACAGCGGCGCGGGTACCGCGGTGGAGTACGACATCGTGGTAATCGGCGCATGATCGTTCTTGCCTGAACCACCGGGCAAACACTCGCAACTGCAAACGTCGGGGGTGGGCAACATGACCCACCACCAGCACGGGGACAGCAGGCCGGGAGGTAGAGGGCAGGGGCAGGACACCCCCACCACACCCCCCTGTCACCCACCCACCACGGCACACCACCTGCACCACACCACGTGGCACAGGCCAGCCATCAGCTACCGCAACGCGACGCGACAGCACGGCAGGACGACGGCATGCCGGCCAGTCCCTGCCTAGCCTGCGGAACACCGACACGGCGAGGCACCAGGTGCACCAGGTGCGGGCACACCCCCTCCTCCATCCACACGCAACGCAAGCGCAACGCTCGTCCATACACAGCGACCGAGCAGGCAAGGCGCAGGCAAGCAGTGCAGGCATGGGTCGCCACCTACGGCCAAGTGTGCCCAGGTTGGCGAACACCAGCCCACTCAGCCACTGACCTGACAGCTGACCATCCACTGGCTGTGGCTGCTGGTGGCGACGAGCGCGGCGATCTGCAGATCCTCTGTCGATCATGCAACGGACGCAAAGCCGACCATCAATGACCGTCAACGGTCCACAATGGAGAGTGGGGGGCACCCTGTTTCCGCAGGTCACAGCCCTACGCCATGACCCGTCTCAGGCTTGCCCGCACACGCTCAAAATGGTGACCTGATCACCATGAAACGCTCACATCGGTTGCAGGTTCACTAGGGCTCTGACCTGCGGAAACAGGGGTGTCGACATGGCGCGTCCTCCGAAGCCGGTTGAGCAGAAGGAACTGGGAGGGCGGTCGCCGGGCCGGGACTCGGGTGGCCGGCCGTTGCCGGAGACGGTGGTGGAGCTGCCGTCGGCGGCGGGGGTGCCGCAGATTCCGGACGACTTGTACACGTCGGATCGGGCGAAGACGTGCGCGTTTCTGCCGCTCGATGAGGAGGACCCGCGGGCCGGTGTCGGTTGCAGCATCTGCGAGGCGGATCTGGCGGTCGCGGTGTGGCGGGAGATGTGGACCCAGGGTCAGGCGTGGCTGTCGGTTCAGCGGGATCGCCGGATCTTGGAGCGGCTGTGCAAGGCGTACGTCGAGGAAGCGCACCTTCGGTCGGCGCTCGATGAGGACGGGCCGTTCGTGAAGGGCCAACGCGGCGGGCTCGTTGCCCACCCGGCGGTGGCGATGCTGCGGGTACTCGAGCAGCAGATCACGAAGTGGGAGGGGCTCTGTGGTTTCAACCCCTCCGACGGTGGACGGCTCGGCGTCAAGGTCGGGAAGGCGAAGGGCGCCAGCGACGCCGAAACTGTCATCGCGCGGCGTGCCGCTCGCCGGGCAGATCGAGCTGCCCAGCGTCCTACCCGCGACCGTCGGGCTGCCGGCGGCGACTGATCTCGGCGACGGCGTCTGGCTTCCGGCCGGGTCGCCGCCGCGGTGGCCGGGCCGGTTGCCGCGCGGACCGGAGCTGTGGTTCCCGGACCGGACATTGTGGACCGAGGACAACACGGACGGGCTGGACGCCTGCGAGTTGATCGAGTCGTACGTCCGGTTGACGAAGGGTCCCCTTGCCGGGCAGCTGATGCAGCTGCGGATGTGGCAGGGCGACCTGGTTTGCGACGTGCTCCGTCTCGACGACGAGGGGTTCCGGGTTTACCAGACGTACCTGGTGTTGGTGTCGCGGAAGAACTCCAAGTCGTTGCTGGGTGCGGGTTTCGCGATCGACGGGCTGCTCGATGAGGACGGCGCCGAGGTGTACTCGGCGGCCGGCGACAAGGAGCAGGCGAAGCTGGTGTTCGCCGAGGTCCGCAAGGCGGTCGAGGCGTCACCGGATCTGGACGCTGCGCAGGGCGGACTGTTCAAGTGCTATCGGGACGCGATCGAGTACCCGGCGACCCAGTCGGTGTACCGGGCGTTGTCGTCGGAGTCGTTCACCAAGGAGGGCTTGAACCCTTCGCGGGTGCTGTTCGACGAGCTGCATGCCCAGCCGAACTGGGAGTTGTGGAACGTCCTGAACCAGGGCTCGGACACCCGCGTGCAGCCGCTGGTGTTGGCGATCTCCACGTTCGGGGTGATGACTGACTCGACTGGTCGGACGTCGGTGTGTAAGGCGCAGCACGAGTACGTCGAGAAGATCGTTGCCGGTGAGGTGGAGGACCCGCGGTTCGGGGCGCGGATCTACGCCACCAGCGGGCACCGCGCTGAGGGGTTCGAGTATCGGGACCCGCAGAACTGGGCGGCCGCGAACCCCGCGCTGGGTGACTTCCTGCTGCTGGACAACATGATTACCACCAGTAGGAAGATGCCGGAGGCCGATTTCAAGACGAAGCGCCTGAACATCTGGGTGGTGTCGGCGACGCCGTGGCTTCCGGACGGCGGATGGTCCAGCTGTGAGGACACCACGGTCACGATCCCCGATCACGCTCGGGTGGTGCTGTCGTTCGACGGTTCCCGCACCGGGGACTGCACGGCGATCACCGTCACCACCGTGGCCGAGCAGCCACACCTCGACGTAGTCGACCTGTGGGAGAAGGACCTCGACGACCTGAACTGGCGGGTGCCGCGCGCCGAGGTGAAGGACGCGATCCGCGAAGCGTGCCGCCAGTGGGACGTCGTGGAGATCGCGTGGGACGAGTTCCTGTGGCTGGACGCCGCGGAGGAGCTCGAGGAGGAGGGCCTGCCGGTCGTCGTGTTCCCGCAGACGGCGCAGCGGATGGGTCCGGCGACGCAACGGTTCTACGAGCTCGTCGTCGACCAGGGACTGACCCAGTCCGGTGACCCTCGGTTCGAGCGGCACGTCGGGAACGCTGTGCTGAAACGCGACTCGCGCGGCGCCCGGATCGTCAAGGACAAGCCAGACAGCCCCCGAAAAATCGACCTCGCTGTGTGCGGGGTGATGGGGGTCGACCGTGCGGCGTGGCATCTCCGCAACGAGGAGCAGGAGGTCGCGCCGTGGGCGATGAGGTTGTGACCGGTGCGTAGACGCGAAGCGGTCGTGCTGGTCGCCGCCGGGCTCGCGTGTGTCGCGGGTGGATTGACGTGGATGTTTCACGGCTGGGGCCTCGTCGGCATGGGCGCCGGGCTCGCGTTGGGCGGGCTGTTCTTCGACTTCCGTGACGACGACTCCAAGGGCGGTGCGCAGTGAACCTGTTGCGCCAGCTCTTCGGGAAGGCGGAGAAGCGGTTCTCGGTAGACGACTACATGGCGATGTTGACCAGCGGGAACTTCCAGTTCCCGGTCGTCGGCGCCGGCAACGGCATGGCGATGGAGAAGATCGAGAACAGCTTCGTCGGGTACGTCCGCCAGATCTACAAGAGCAACGGTGTGATCGCGGCGGCGATGCTCGCCCGACTGATGATCTTCTCTGAGGGTCGGTACGCGTGGCAGCGGCTCAACAAGGACGGCCGGCCAGGTGACCTGTTCGCCGACAGCGAGATGGACCTGCTGGAAACCCCGTGGCCGAACGGAACCCTGGGCGAGTTGCTGGCGCGGATGATCCAAGACGTTGACCTGGCGGGGAATTTCTACGCGGCCCGCGAGGGGAAGCGGCTACGTCGACTGCGTCCGGACTGGGTGGAAATCATCCTCACCGCCGCGCCGGACGAGGCGGTCGAGTCCGACATCGCCGGCTACAAGTACATGCCCGGCGGGACCGGTGAGCCGGTGCTGTACCTGCCGGAGCAGATCGTGCATTGGTCTCCGATCCCCGACCCCGAAGCCCAGTACCGCGGCATGTCGTGGATCACGCCGGTGGTGCGGGAGGTGCTGGGCGATAAGCAGATCACCGAGCACAAGGCGAAGTTCTTCTCCAACGGCGCGACTCTCCAGACGGTGATCAGTCTCAAGGAGTCGGTCAAGACGGAGGACTTCAAGAAGTTCGTCGCGATGCTGGCGGAGACCCACCAGGGTGTGGAGAACGCCTACGCCCCTCTCGTCGTCGGTGGTGGCGCGGACGTCACGCTCGTCGGCGCCGACCTGAAGCAGCTTGACTTCAAGGTCGTGCAGGGCGCCGGGGAGACCCGTATTGCCGCGAACTCTGGGATCCACCCGGTGATCCTCGGCCTGTCCGAAGGGCTCGCCGGGTCGTCGCTGAACGACGGGAACTTCCGGGCTGCTCGCCGGTTGACTGCGGACAAGACGATGCGGCCGCTGTGGCGCGGCGCCGCCGGCGCGCTGCAGTCGGTGCTGAAGAAGCCGGCCGGCCAGCCCGCGCGGCTCGCGCTCGCCGAGCGGGACGTCGCGTTCCTGCGGGAGGACCGCAAGGACGTCGCCGAGATCTCCGCGATCGAGGCGCAGATGCTGCGGAACCTGCTCGACTCCGGGTGGACCCCGGAGACCGCACGGGCCGCCGTGATGGCGCAGGACTGGTCGCTGCTCGAGCACTCCGGCCTGTTCTCCGTGCAGCTGCAGCCACCTAACAGCGGCCAGGCCGACGACGACACGACCCCGCTACCGGCCGATGACGCGCCGGCCGACGACACGCCCGCCGAGGGAGACGAGTGACCATGGAGACTCTGCGCGATCTCGACCTGGTGCGCGCCGCGAACCTGCGGATATGTCTGCGTGCCGCCGAGCAGCGGGCCGAAGGCGACGACCCGGAGGCCACAGAGGACACCCCCACCGCGGCCGAGGGCTTGGGGATCATGGAGGTGCGGTTCTCGCCCTTCGACGTGTGGTACGAGATCGACTCCTGGTACGAGGGCCAGTTCCTCGAGCGCACCGTGAAGGGCTCGTTCACGAAGACGATGAAGGAGTCCCGCGACTCCGTGGTGACTCTGTTCAACCACGGGTTTGACTTCAGCATCGGCGACAAGGTCCTCGGCTCCATCACTGATCTCCGTGAGGACGACGACGCTGCGGCCCTCGAGGCCGACCTGTTCGACACCTCCTACAACCGTGACCTGGTGCCGGGAATCCGCGCCGGCGCCTACGGCTCCAGCTTCATGTTCCGCGTGATCCGCGACGAGTGGAACGACGACCCCGGCGTCTCCGAGTGGAACCCACGCGGCATCCCGGAGCGCACCATCAAGGAGGTCCGGCTGTTCGAGGCCGGGCCGGTGACGTTCCCCGCGAACCCTGACGCCACCGCCGGCATGCGGTCCATGACCGATGCCTACTACGAGTCTCTCCGGTCCCGCGACCCGCAGCGAGTCGACCTGCTGCGGTCGCGGGTGCTGGAGTTGCGCACCCCGAAGGCTGACGCCGCCCCCGCTTCCGTCGACGACGCGCGGGACACCTCAGCCGATGGCGCCGCGACCATCCCGACCGACGCGCCGAACCCCACCGAGGTGGAGGTTCACCCGACCGGTCTCACCCCCGCACAGCGGGCCCGCGCGTTGCGCGAGCTCGCCAACCCCTTCCTGAAGGAGACGGCCTGATGGCTGACAACCCGAAGGTGCTGGAGCTGCGGTCCCGGATCGGAGAGATCGAGACCGAGCTGCGCACCATCCACGAGACCGCCGGCGACGAGCCGTTCGACGATGAGCAGCAGTCCCAGTGGGACACGCTGAACGACGAGTCCGCGAAGCGCACGAAGGAGGTCGCCGAACTTGAGGCGCGTCTGGCGCGGGTCGCCGCGTTCGCCGACAAGCCCGGCGCCAGCGAGTCCGGTGACGGCGCCACCGGTGCCCCGAAGTCGCCGGAGTTCATGCGGCAGGTCGAGCCGTTCGACGGCCGCAGCGTCCGATCCCTCACCCCCATCGAGGCGCGGGACAAGGCGCTTGCGGTGGTCGACGGCAAGGAACACACCCGGCACTTGTCCGACGCCCAGCGCGAGAAGGCGTACCAGGTGCTGCGCACCTCGAGCGGCGACTGCGACGGTTCGTACGTCGGGCGGCTGATGCTGCTCACCGAGAACGACGCCTACCGGTCAGCGTTCGTCAAGCTGGTCACCCAGCCGCAGCCGGTGCTGGAGGCGGAGGAGGCGCGCGCGGTCAACGCGGTCGCCGAGTTCCGCGCCATGTCCGGCACGACGGACTCCGCCGGAGGGTTTGGTGTCCCGGTCCTGATCGACCCGAGCATCATCCTGACGGCGCAGGGTTCGTTGAACCCGTTCCGGCAGATCGCGCGGGTCGAGACGGTCACCACTGACGCGTGGCGGGGCGTCAGCTCGGCCGGCGTGTCGTGGTCGTTCGGCGCTGAGGCTTCGACGGCGGGCGACAACAGCCCAACCCTCGCCGGCCCGGTCGTGAACGTCCACGAGGCGAAGGGCTTCATCCCCTACAGCATCCGCGTGGGGATGGACTACCCGAACTTCGCGGCGGAGATGTCGAAGTTGCTGCTGTCGGGCTACGACGAGGTGCAGGCACAGAAGTTCGCGGTCGGCGCCGGCGACGGCTCGGACGAGCCGTGGGGCATCATCACCGCGCTGGACGCCAACACCAACGTCGAGGTCTCCGTGACCACCGACGGCGCGTTCGGTGGCGCGGACATCAACCGCGTGTGGGGTGCTCTGCCCGACCGGTACAAGGCCAACGCCACGTGGGTGATGAACCACGACGTCGGCAACGAGGTCGCCAGCTTCGGCAACGGCAACAACCTCAGCTTCGTCACCGTCGACCTGACCGGGATGCTGCAGACCCTGCGGACCCGGCCGGTCTCGTACAGCTCGTACTTCCCGGACTTCACCGGGACGACGGGCGCGTCGAACATCCTCGCGGTCGGCGACTTCTCGAACTACGTGATCGCCGAGCGGGTCGGCATGAGCGTCGAGCTCGTCCCGCACCTGTTCGACGTCACCAACAACCGCCCCACCGGGCAGCGCGGCTGGTTCGCGTACGCCCGCGTCGGCGCGGACTCGGTGAACGACCTGGGCTTCAGGATGCTGCAGAACACCTGATCCCCCGAGTAGATGTCCCGCCGGTCGCCGTGGGTGGTCGGCCGGCGGGACAACCACCCACACAACCGCCCAGTGAATGGAGATCGCGATGCCTCCCCGCAAGCAGCAGCAGTCCCGGTCCGCTGACCCCGTGGTGTACGCGAAGGCCAGCAGTGTCCTCGCGCACGGCGGGCAGCGGCACCACGTCCGCGCCGGCGAGCCGTGGGACGCCACCGACCCGCTGGTGAAGCAGTACCCAGATATGTTCGTCGACCACCTGCCCGCGATGCGGTCCACACAGGACCCGCGCGGCTACCGCGAGCACGGCGTCGAGCGCGCCACCCGCGCCCCCGGCGAGCGGCGCGACGCGCAGCGGGTCGACACGGCGGGTGAGGACGAGGCCAGTGGCGAGGAGTGACACCAGCGTCACCGTCGCCTACGTCCACTCCAACGAGGTCGCGCACTCCTGGCACCTGTCGCTGATGGACCTTGTCGGGTGGGATCTGTTCCACCACCAGCGGGTCATCACCGGCGGGTGGATGGGGATGCGGTGCGGCACCGACGGTTTGCCGGCCGCCCGCAACACTGCGGTCGCCCGGTTCCTGTCCGAGAAGGACAGCGAGTGGCTGTTCTGGATCGACACCGACATGGGTTTCGACAAGAACATCGTCGACGAGCTCGTCGCGGCCGCCGATCCGGTGGAGCGGCCGTTCGTTGGAGCTCTGTGCTTCGCGCAGCGCGAACGCGCCACCGACGGGATGGGCGGCTACCGTTGCGCACCGGCGCCCACGATCTACGACTGGGTGTCGGCGCAGGGCAAGACGGGGTTCATGGGCCGCGCCCACTATCCGATCAACTCGCTGATCCGCTGCGCCGGCACCGGCTCAGCCGCTGTGCTGATCCACCGCTCGGTGTTCGAACGCGTCCAGGAAGCGAACGGGCCCGTCTGGTACGACCGGGTGGTCAACGACGACACGTTGGTGTCCGAGGACCTGTCGTTCTGCATGCGCGCCGCCGCGCTGGACATCCCGGTGCACGTGCACAGCGGGATCCGCACCACCCACCTCAAGCAGTTTTGGCTGTCCGAAGAGGACTTCTGGCAGACCAGGATGGTGCCGCCGGCGACCGAGCCGACCGCGGTGCTCGTCCCGGTGATGCGCCGCCCGCAGAACGCCGAGCCGTTCATGCAGTCACTACGCGCCTCCACCGGGCTCGCGCGGGTCTACGTCCTCGCTGACGCCGGCGACATCGAAACAACGGACGCCTGGCGCGCTGCCGGCGCCAACGAGGTGTGGACCGGCACCCACGAGACTTTCGCCAAGAAGATCAACGAAGGGTTCCGGATCTCCGCCGAGCCGTGGATGTTCCTCGTCGGCGACGACGTCCGGTTCCACCCAGGGTGGCTCGACCAAGCCCAGGCGATCGCCGGCGACACCGCGCACGTGGTCGGCACCAACGACCTCGCCAACCCGCGCACCATGGCCGGTGAGCACTCGCCGCACCTGCTGGTCCGCCGCTCCTATGCGGACGAGGTCGGCGCGTCGTGGGACGGGCCGAAGGTCGTGTGCCACGAGGGATACCGGCACTGGTGGGTCGACGAGGAAATCGTCACCGCAGCCAAGGCGAGGGGAGTGTGGGCGATGGCGCTGTCGTCGAACGTCGAGCACCTGCACCCGCTGTTCGGCACCGCCGAGCTCGACGACGTGTACCGCCTCGGCCAGTCCAACACCAAGCAGGACTTCGCGCTGTGGCGGCAACGGCTCGCCACCCACGCCCCGGATCTGGCCAGTGCATAACGAGGCGTACCAGTGGGTCAGACGCAACACCCCGTCCGGCGCTACACGGGTGCTGGACCTCGGTGGCCGCGACATCAACGGCTCAGTGCGGCCACTGTTTCCCGACGCGACCACCTACCGCGTGCTGGACATCGCCGACGGCCCGAACGTCGACGTGGTCGCTGACGCCGCCACCTGGGTACCGGACAGCGAGTACGACGTCGTCGTGTCCTGCGAGACGTTCGAGCACACCGCGGTGTGGCCAGACATCTGCCGCACCGCCTACAAGGCGTGCGCCGACGGCGGCGTGTTCATCGCCACCATGGCCGGTCCCGGCCGGCCCGAACACTCCGCTGTGGACGGTGGATGGGTCCTGCACCCCGGCGAGTACTACGGCAACGTAGACCCGACCGAACTCCGCGAGGTGCTCGAGGACTGCGGATGGCGGGACGTCGTCGTCGACCAGCAGACCAGACCAGCAGACGTAAGGGCGGTGGCGTGGCGATGAGCGAACCAAGCGAGCTGCCCGGTGACGTGGTGCTCGACGAGAACACCAAAATGGACGAACTCCCCGAACTGCCGCCCGGCTACGTGTGGGGGCTGAAGTTCATCGCCGAGGCCGAGGTCATCAAGGCCGACGGCACCAAGCAGGAGGACTGAGATGGCAGTCGGACTCAGCGCCGTCAACCTGGCGCACGCATGGCTGAACGTCTTGCGCGGTACCACGTTCACCGGTGCGGCGGGCGCGTTCGCTCAGCTGCACACCAGCGCGGGCGACCCTGGTTCGGCGGGCACGTCGAACGTGTCGTCGGTGACCACCCGGTCGTCGATCACCTGGGCAGCGCCGTCGGCCGGGTCGATGGCCCTGTCGAACACACCGTCGTGGGCTTCATGGGCTGGCACCAACGGTGAGGTTGTGCGGTACGTGTCGTCGTGGTCGGCATCGTCCGCCGGCACCTTCTACTTCTCGGCGCAGCTCGCCGCCGACAAGACGATCAACACGGGCGACACGTTGAACCTGACCACGCTGACCGTCGCGCTCACACCGATCGCGGTCTGACCAGAAAACCTTTGGGGGCAAAGGGAATGGCGGTTCTACCGGAGCAAGCGCGGGACAGGATCTGGCGTTGGTTCATGCGCCAGAACACCGAGAACTGTGGGTTCACCAAGGACCAGCTGAAGGCGGCGGTGGACGCCACCGACACGTGGCTGGACAGCAACGCGGCAGCGTTCAACACGGCGTTGCCGGCGGCGTTTCGCACGTCGGCGAGTTTGCAGCAGAAGACACTACTGCTGTGCTGGGTGGCGATGCGCCGCGCCGGGGTCCTGCGGGTTGAGGAGGACGGATAGTGGCGACCGTCTCCCAGCAGCTCGACGTCGGCGCTGCCCAGTTCCTGTCGAGCGCGTTCCCCGCCCTGGTGAAGAACGGCACCAACTTCCCCGCCGTGGGCCTGGCCTACGACGCGGCGGCGGTTGAGGCCGCGTTCTGGCTGATCCGCGCAATCTCCTACGGCTCCGGGAACGTCACGGTGGCACTCGACTGGTACGCCGATGCCGCGACCTCCGGTGACGTGGTGTGGCTGGTGCAGTTGGCCGCGATCACCCCGGACACGGACAGCCAGGACGTGGAGACGAAGTCGCTCGCCACTGCGAACTCGGTGACCGACACGCACCTGGGAACGACCGGGCAGCGGCTGCACCGCGCCATGGTCACGGTGTCCAACCTGGACAGTCTCGCAGCGAACGATGACTTGTGGATGCGGATCGCTCGGGACGCGACGAACGGCAGCGACTCAATGACGGGGGACGCGATCCTCGTCGCGGCGACAGTCAGCTACTCCGACACGTAGGAGGCGCCGTGGCTGTCCGGATGGATGCTGACGGCGAGGACTACACGCGGGCTCTCGCGCTCGGCACCCAGTCGGCGTTGACGTTCACCTGCTGGTTCAAGATCAGCGTTGACCGCAACACCTACTCGACGATCTTCTCCGTCGACAACGGGCTCAGCGACAACTGGCTGCTGCAGGCCGGCGCCGACGGCACCACGGTCGCCACCGTGTTCGACGCCTCCACCCAGCAGGGCATGGGGAACCTGACAGTCGGCACCTGGTACTTCGTCGCGCTCGCCACCTCCGGCACAACCGGCACCCTGTACCACCGGACCGCAGCAGCGACGA